ATGGCCACCGGCGAGGTTCTGCTGCACGCGGGCCGTGTCCACCGACCGGTTGAGCCGGAAGGCCGCGCGGCGCACCACCGCGGTGGCCAGCGCGCCGATGTTCACCACCATGCCGGGGCCGATGGTCGGAACCACCGAGGTCGCCTGGTGCGTCAGCGCCGGGAGGGTCACGTCCGACGGGAGCGACCCGGCGATGCCGCGCCAGTCGAAGGTGAAGATCGGCACCCCGAGCCCCTGCGTCTCGAAAGCGAAGTCGCACAGAACGCCGGTCTGGTCGAACTGGCTCCCCTGGGCGAACTGCCGCACGGTGAGCGTGGTGAACGTCGTCCCGAACGCCGTGGGGGTGTACGTCCACTGAGGCGTCGGGGAGGCGCTGTAGGTGGCGTCCAGCCCCGCGGCCTTCAGCCAGCGGTGCACCTCGTTGGGAGGAAACGCCGACGCGGAGTAGGCGGAGCCCAGCCCCTTGGGCAGGCACTGGAACTGCCCCTGCCGGAAGCGGCCAGCGGGCGCCGTGCGCCGCTGCGGCCCCAGCGTGCCGGACCCGCGCCCGGTCGCCCCGTCGAAGACGTAGTCGTAGGCGGTGGGCGCCTCGGGGTCGCCGTCGCCGATGTAGGGGGTGCAGGCGTCGGTGCTGTTGGACAGCGTCTCCGCGGTGCCGGAATCGGCCTCCTCCTTGGCGAGGAAGCCGATGACCTGGTTCAGGCGTGCAGCGGTTGCCATGCGTCAGTCCTCGGTGGGGGGCGTGGTCGGGATGTCGGCCGCCTGGGCGGGCGGCGCAGCGGGGGCCAGCGGCACCAGCTCCGCGCCCTCCAGGGCAGCGGCGGGCGGCTTGGCCATGTAGGCGGCGCGCTTGGCGAGCGCGAGGTCGACGGGGAACGGGACCTTGCGGGCCTCGGTCGCCGACACGGGGTGGAGGAAGTAGTCCATGGCGGTCAGCTCAGGGCGTAGAGGTCGCGGACGCGAATGGGGATGATCATCCCCAGCGTCACCCGGGCGTCGTCGTTCGCCTGGTACAGCTCGGTCCGGATCTCCCGGAGCTCGATGAGCTGCACCTGGTTGCGCAGCCGGGCCGCCTCGCCGGCGGCGGTGGTCCACAGCGCGCCGAGGCTCTTGGTCACCGCGCGCAGCACCTGGGCGGTGTCGTTGAACGCCACCTCGGTGGCCACGTTGGCGGCGGCGTAGCGGATCCCCAGCTCCACCAGCATGTCGGCCGGGTAGGGGCGCACGGTCGGCGACGTCGTGGTGATCGCCGTGGCGGTGGTGGTCACCAGCAGCGCCGGCAGGGTGTCCGGGATCTGTCCCCGGGCCACCTCGGCGTTGCGGGTGTCGTCCGACACCGTCACCGCGGCGGCGCGCGCCACGCCCGCCTCCAGCGGGGCGGCGGCCAGGATGGCGTTGATCCCGTAGGTGGGGTCGGCCATCCAGTCGGCCACGGCGCGGACGGTCTCGAACAGCACGGTCAGGTCCCCGAGACGGGCGCGAGCAGGTAGCGCACCAGCTCCCCGTCTTCCTGGGGCAGCACGGCGCGCACCTCGAAGCTGGCGCCGTCCACCGTCAGGCGGCTGTTCTGCTTCACCGCCGCCGGCAGGGCGCCGCGCTCGATGGTCAGCATCCGCGCATCCCGGCGCACCTCGCCGCCCACCCCGTCGTCCAGCAGGGTGGCGTCGTGGTCGAACAGGCCGCGCGTGCGGGTGGTGCCGTAGACCACCGGCACCGACAGGGGCCCGCGGCACATGGCCGCGAGGTGGCGGGTCACCAGCGCCGGGGGCATTACCGCGCCCGGCGCGGGCGCCCGCGCGGCAGCCCACGGTCCGCCCCCACAGGGGCGGCCGGGGCGGGAACGGACAGCACCGGCTGCGCGTCGGCGTCGGCCGCGGACTCGGGGAGCTCCGCACGGCCGTCGGCCAGCATGGCGCGCGCGCTCTGCGGGAGGAGGTCAATGACCTCCCCCACGCGGGCCCCGTAGCGCAGCCGGACCAGCATTAGTCGACGCGGGCGTTCGCGCCGAGCTCCGTGGCGTGCTTCGGCACCGCCACGAGGAACGCCGACGTGATGTTGGCCGCGTTCGACGCGCCCGTGCTCACGCGCACGCAGTCGAAGCCGCCGGCCACGTCGAGCGCCGCCGGGTCGATCAAGAACTCCACCTTCTTGGCCGTCACCGCCGCCGAGGTGGTAAAGCTGGCCGCGGCCGTCGCCCGGGTTGCCACCGTCGTGGTGGCGAGGTCCTGCGCGTGGAAGATCGGCACAGCCGGGATGGCCTTGTTGCCGGTGCCCGCCACCGCGGTGCACTGCTCGGGGGTCAGCGCCACGGTGGCCGCGTTCCCCTGGTTGACGTAGCACACCAGCTTCACGACGCCGGTGTAATTCTTGAGGCTGACGGCGCGCGACGCCCGGCCCGCGGCGTCGGCCGCCGGGTCGAGGATCGGGAGCACCTCGTAGTCCTGCACGTTCATGGAAGGGTCTCCGGAAAGGCGTGGGGGCGGGGGGCCAGTCGGCCCCCCGCGTTTGGATTACCGCGCGGCCAGCGTGACGAAGGCCGACTGGGTGTTCGACCCCTTGAGCGGGGTGATCGGCTGGTTCAGCATGGGCGCCCCGTCGCAGCGGAACACCGTGCGGAACGTCTCCTCGCCGTTCACGAACCGGACGTGGATGCTGCGCTGCATCGCGCCGTTCGACGCCTTGGTGCCCAGCGCGTAGAACGACAGGTCGGCCAGCACGATGTCGCCCACGGTGCCGAGGGTCGACGCGAACTCCACCGCGATGACCGGGCGGTTGTACAGGGTGCCGTACTTCGCGCCCGACAGCCCGCCCGGGGGCAGGAAGGCCGGCCAGTTGCCGATGGTCATGAGCGGCAGCTGGGGCTCGGCGTCCTGGTTCACCAGCCACACCGCGTTGGCGCGGGCGGCGGGCAGGAGGCGCGACCACATCTTGGTGACGTTGGCCGCCACGATGGTCCCGGCAGTCTGACCCGCCTCGGCCGCCTGCGTGACCAGCGCGCCGCTGTTCATGAGCCCGAGGGGCTGGCCCACGCCGGACCCCTCCCAGATCGACTGCTCGGCGACGAACTGGAGCTCGGCGGCGAACGCCTGCTCCAGGATGCGCGAGGTCGCGGGCGCGTCCTCCATCTGCTCCTCGGTCACGTAGCCCAGGGCCACGATCTTCTTGGAGAGGTCCAGCGTCATCCGGCGGAACTTCGGCCGGGTGGAGGTGACGCTGTCGTTCTCGCCGGCCCAGAAGCCGCGGACCCCGCCCCAGCGGTTGCCGTTGGTGCGCGCGGTCTCGTCGACCATGGGCACGTGGTACTGGTTCCCGGAAACCGGGATCTCGTTGACGCGAGAGAGCAGCTCGCCGCCCTCGAACGCCACGCGGAAGATCTCGGTGGCGAACTGCGGGGCGATGAGGAACCCGCCGTCCGCCCCGACCTGCTCGCCGAGCCCGGAGGGGGCGCCGCGCTGCACGCCCATGAGGCGCGGGTCGAGGTCGCCCGAGGCGGCGCGCTTGATGGCGCGCAGCTGGTCGGCCAGCGAGGTGAACGAGCGGTCCTCCTCGCGGTTGTGGACGTCCCGCACCGCGGGCGCCGCCGTCACCACCGGCTGGGCCGCCGCCTTCTCGCGCAGGGTCTTGATGACCTCGGTGCGCGCCTGCTCCACCGTCACGTTGTTGCTGATCCAGTCCGCCAGGCGCTCGGTCACCCCGCCCTCGCGCGCGAGAACGGCCAGCTCCTGCGGCCGGGTGTCCGGGGCAGGGGCCGCGCCCCGCTCCGAAGCGTTGTCCACCATGGTACGCTCCTTCGTTCGGGCCTCGTCGGCCACTGCCGGGATGTCGCTGGGGGTCGGCGCGCGTCCCGGCGCACCACGTCCGACCCCGACGTCGTAGTCCGCCGGCACGGTCACCGTGCTGGCCTCGTAGATCGACCACCCGCGGTACCGGCGCACTAGCTGCCCGCCCGCGGTCTTCTCCTGCGTGTAGGTGGTCCCCGGCCAGTAGCCGATCGACACCTTCTTCCGGACCCCGCTGCGCATGTCGGCGAACAGCCACGCGGCGTCGGGGTGGTTGCCCTGCGTCAGCGTCCCGCGCAGCCGCTTGTCCGCGTCCCGCGTGACCCCTTCCAGCAGCCCGATCTGGTCGCCCAGCCGGTGGTCGCGCAGGAAGGGGAGGCCGTCGTCGGCGTAGCTCAGGTCGGGCCCGCCTTCGTCGTGGTCCAGCACCTCCAGGTACTCCTCGTCGGTGCGCCAGTCGTAGCGCAGCACCGGCGCCTCGCTGGAGATGGCCACGCGCAGCGCGGGCTCGCCGCCGGCGGCGGGCGCCTCGCGCTCGATGGTCACCTCGCGGTACAGCGTGCCGCCCGGGTTGGCCCGGGTGGCGGGCGCAAACGGGTCCGCCGCGTCGGTCGTCGTCACGGTCTCAGTCGTCATGCGCTCCTCGCGCGTAGGGGGAGCACGGTCCGCGCGGGCGTCTCCCCGTCAATGGCGGCCGGCGGCGCATCGTCCGCCACGCTGGGGTCCACCGCGCTCTCGCCCAGCGTCACCCCCTTGGCGGCGGCGTACTGCACCTCTTCCGCCAGCTGGTCGATGACCTCGAAGTAGTCCAGCCCCTTCTCGGCGCACAGCTGCTGCCGGGACGTGAGCCCCTGCTGCACGGCCATGGTGGCCGCCGTGATGTCCTTCACGGGGTCGATCCACGGCCAGCCCTTGCACATCCAGGTGGCGTAGGACGCCAGCGTGGCGGAGTCGATGGAGACCGTGCCGATGGCCCCCGTGACGGTGGCCATGCGCAGCCAGTCGGCGAACACCACGTCGCACAGCTGCTCGACCAGCAGGTCCTGCTGGTGCAGCTTGTTCTGCTCGATCTCGCGCACGCGGTCGGTGCGCATCGAGGAGAAGTTGACGTCGGCCAGGTCGCCGGTCAGGCTGGCGTAGCTCCGCCCGAAGGCCCGCGCGATGCCGCGCTTGACCACCTTCATGAAGCCGCCGAAGTTGGCGGTCGGGTGCTTGGGCTCCCACGCCTGGAACTCGTAGCCGCCGGGGAGGACGCGCGCCGCGCCGGGCTCCGCCTCCATCACCAGCGGGATCGGCTTCCCCTCCTCGTCGACGGGGATGTCGAACGCCCCGCCG